GATACTGATGCCAAAAAGTCCGATGAAAAAACAGAAGACTCAAAATCTGGCAACCAAATCAATCGTTTCAAGCCAACACAATCTGTTGCTGGCGAGGATGACTTTGAGCCAACTTGTGAAACGGATGAAGCCTATCGTGAAAATGAGTACAAACTTTTGGATGAAAAGTCTAAAGACTATTCTTACCTGAATGTTCCTACTCCGATCATGTCTGAGATTCTGACACCAGCATCCATTGTGCATAAACAAATGCAGGAGTTTTGGAGCCCAAATAAGCGCGCCGAACAAGATGCATTGGTCAAAGAATTTAAAAGCAACAATGACCGTTATATCAGTCTGTTGGCCAAAGAATTTGAAATGCGTAAAGCCGCAGAAAAGTTTTCCAAGACCAAAGTGTCCAATACTGGTGACATTGATGTGAATCGCATCTACAAATACCAAATTGATGATAACATCTTCAAGAAAATGAACCGTGTGCCGAAAGGTAAATCACATGGTTTGATTCTGGTGCTTGATCGTTCTGGTTCAATGAAGAGCCAAATGGCGGCTGCTATTGAACAGATTTTGATTCTTGTTATGTTCTGCCGCAAAGTCAGTATTCCTTTTGTGGTTTATGGTTTTGGTAATGAGACAGATGGATTCAGAAAAGACCATGGTCGTCACGCAAAAGACTCATTTACTCGTGGCGAAAATGAGTTGGGATTCTCCAATGTATTCTTGCGTGAGTACTTGAATTCACGTATGGGTAATGTTGAATTCAATAACTGTGTTCGCAACATGGTTACATTGGCTGATGCATATACTAAAAAGAATTGGCCTGATCCACGTAATTTTAGTGTTCCTTTGAGTGAGCCATTGTCTGCAACGCCGATGATGGAAGCAATGGTTGCATTGAAGCCGCTGACAGAGCAATTCCGTAAAGTCAATAATCTTGACATTGTGAACCTTGCTTTGATTCATGATGGTGATGCTGACGAAATTTCGTACCGTTATGTGAATGGTGGTAGCACAACGCACAATTATTTTCATGGTCAAAACCATGTTCTGGTTGATGCAAAAACAAAGTTTCAGAAGTTGTCTCCTTATGGCAATTACGACACTCCTTTGCGCAGTGTAGTTTTTGATTGGTATCGCAATGCAACTGGTGCCAAAATCATTGGTTTCTATATTGCTGGTACTGGTGCCTCAGCACGGTCTAACTTGTCTCGCCGATACACAGACTCTACAGGTCAAAACTTGTATGAGAAATATCCTGATCGTGATGGTGGCTACCACAGACGCCAAGACGTGGCTAAAAAACTTACTGAGGATTTGAAGGAAGAACGGTTTGTGGAATCCTTCAATCTTGGATACAATAAGTTTTTCTTTATTCCTGGTGATGCTGACCTGCAAGCCGATGATGGTGAACTGGAAATTTCTGGTAACTTCACAGCAAGCAAACTAAAGAATGCATTTATCAAGATGAATAAAAAGAAGCAAGTCAGCCGCGTTCTTGTGAACCGATTCATTACAGAAATCGCTGTGTGATTTTTACAACATACCACTTGACTATGTGGTATGTTCCTTGTATAATTAGTTTATTGATTTGATTGATTTGGAGTTTATATTATGCGTACCATTCAGATGGACAAGCGTGAGAAGTTTATTGCCATTGCCGGAGCAACTGGTAAAGAGTTTATGACACTGCAGGAAGTCAAAAACCTGTGTGCTGAAAATGATATCAAGGAACCTCAATGGTTCCTCAAAGACCTAGCCAATCGCGCAGGGCGTGGTATGTATAAATTGCCCACTGCACTGGTGCAAAATGTTGTTCCTATGAAAAAGACAGACACTAAAAAAGAAGTGGTTGATGCACCACGAATTTCCAATGTTGTGACTCAACTGGAAACTGAGAATCTTGTGCCACAAAAGTACAAGAATTATGTTCCGTTTGGTAATTTTGATGACTTGGTTTCCATCTTCAAGAGCAACCAATTCTTTCCTATCTTTATCACTGGTCAATCCGGTAACGGTAAGACCATGTCCGTTGAACAGGCTTGTGCCAAACTTGGTCGTAAATTTATCTGTGTGTCAATGACACCTGATACGGATGAAGGTGACTTGCTTGGTAACTATGTGTTGATCAATGGTCAGATGGAATGGCGTGATGGTCCTGTTACTGTAGCAGCCCGACAAGGCGCTGTATTGTGTATTGACGAAATCGATTATGGTGCACAGAATTTGGCTTGTCTCCAACGTGTTCTGGAAGGCAAACCATTCTTGCTGAAAAAGAAGAATGAATTGGTTGCACCCGCCGAAGGCTTTACCGTTGTTGCTACGGCTAACACAAAAGGTAAAGGCTCCGATGATGGTCGCTATATGTTCACCAACGTTTTGAACGAAGCCTTCCTTGAGCGTTTCTTGAATACGTATGAACAAGAATATCCACCTACCGCAGTTGAAAAGAAAATTGTGCGTAAGGAAATGGCTGCATTCGGTCGTGAAGATAATGAATTCGCCGACTTGTTGGTGACTTGGGCTGATATCACACGGAAGACCTTTGCTGAAGGTGGTGTGGACGAAATTATCTCCACTCGCCGTCTGGTGCACATCTGCAAAACTTATGGTGTGCATGGTGATCGTTTGAAGGCTGTTGGCTTGTGTCTGAATCGTTTTGATATTGATACCAAAACATCCTTCCTTGATCTGTACACTAAACTGGATGTTGAGGCTACAAAAGCCAAATTGCCAGCGGATGAACAAGCTGTTCCTAAATCGGTACCAATTCCCGCCGATGAAGAAATTCCTTTCTAATTAGTACATGTTTACCGCCTAGAGTATTGATTTACTCTGGGCGTTATGCTATCATAGCGTTATGAGATTTTAATCACCTCTCATATATCAAAGTGTGATTTTATTATGGAGTTCTTATGAACGTAAAACAGAAAATGTTGCTTGCTCTGAGCAAAACCGAAGGATACAATACCTTTACTACCGCACAAGCCCGTGTACGATTTGGTGTTGCCAATGTCGCCGCACGGATCAATGAGTTGCGCAAAGAAGGTCATGCTATCTACACCAACACCAAAACTCTGGAAGATGGTCGCAAGATCAGTTTCTATCGTTTGGGTAAGCCAACTAAGCGCATGTTGGCCACTCAAACAAAAACAAAGCGTGTTGCCACTTTTGCCTGATTGATCAACAAAATCTGATCAAGGGAGTGATATATACTGTATCACTCCCTTTATTTATGGAAACATTATGGAAATCAAAGTCAAAATTGAAGAATTGAAAAAGAACAAACTGTTCATTGCCACTCCGATGTATGGAGGCATGGCCCATGGCATGTATATCAAAGCGAGTTTAGATTTACAGGGACTCATGTCCAAATATGGAGTTGAAACACGATTCTCCTTCCTATTCAATGAGTCGCTAATCACTCGCGCACGAAATTATTTGGTCGATGAATTCTTGCGTTCTGATTGTACGCATATGCTATTCATTGATTCCGACATACATTACAGCCCACAGGATGTGATTGCTATGTTAGCACTAGATAAAGATGTTATCGGTGGACCATATCCAAAGAAATCAATCAACTGGTCAAATGTTGCACTGGCCGCACGGAAGCATCCTGAATTGCCTCCACATGAGTTGGAAGCACTTGTGGGTGATTATGTTTTCAACGTTGTCAAAGGCACTCAACAATTCTCAGTCACTGAGCCACTTGAAGTCATGGAAATTGGCACAGGCTACATGATGATCAAGCGTGAAGTATTCCCGAAACTAGAAGCCGCATTCCCACAATTGCGATACAAGCCCGATCATGTTGGTCAAGCTAACTTTGATGGCTCACGTTACATTCATGCATACTTTGATACAATCATTGATACCAAAGACAGTGCAACTGGTGGTGGTTCTGATCGGTATCTGTCTGAGGACTACATGTTCTGCCAACTGTGGCGCAAAATTGGTGGTAAAATCTTCCTATGCCCATGGATGAAAACACAACACATTGGTACATATCCATTCACTGGTAACATGGCCAAGATTGCCGAGCTAACTGGGAGACTGTGATGCGACATTTTACTGATGAAGAAGTTGTTCATGTAAGTGCAACTGGTTCAACTCCTGGTCGTAAATTTGATGGCGATAAGTTGCGTTACGATTTGATACCGCCATTAGCATTAGAGGAAATGGTAAAGGTTCTGACGTTCGGCGCACAGAAGTATGAGCCAGACAACTGGCAAAAAGTACCCGAATCTAAACGCAGATACTTTGCCGCCATGCAACGTCATCTGTGGGCTTGGAAACAAGGTGAAAAACTGGACAAAGAATCTGGTATTCATCACATCGCTCATGCCGCATGTTGTTTATATTTTCTGTATGAGCATGATGTGAAATATTCTGTTGACAAAGCAGAATGAATGTTGTACAATTGATTTTTTATTGGAGTATATTATGAAGCTATCTAAAGACACACTGAGTATTTTGAAGAATTTCGCAAACATCAATGATGGTATTGTCTTCCGTCAAGGAAATGTTTTGCGCACATGTGACGCACAGAAACAGGTTCTCGCTGAGACTACAATCGGTGAAAGCATTCCCAACGATTTTGGTATATTTGACTTGAATCGTTTCTTGTCAGCACTTGATCTTGAGGGTGAGAATTCTCAACTTGAGTTTGATGAATCTACCAAGTCTGTTGTCGTTTCGGCTGCATCTGGTCGCAGTAAAACTGTCTATCGTATTTGTGATGCAAGCAACATCAAAAATGCACCAGAAAAAGGCGTTACCATGCCTGCACCTGATGTATCATTTCAGTTGTCACAGGAAGATTTGGAACACATTGTAAAAGCATCTGGTCGTCTTGCTACACCACACGTTGCTGTCAAGTCTGATGGATCAAAAATCTTCCTACATGCATTGGACAACAAGAATACATCCGCACACACAAACCAACTTGAGGTTGGCGATGGAAATGGTAAGCGATATACCATGCTGTTCAAAACAGAAAACTTGAAAATGATTCCTGGCACATACGATGTGTCTATCTCATTCAAGGGTATCGCAAGTTTCAAGAATACCGCAAAGCAGATTCAGTATTGGATCGCAACTGAGATTGGTTCAAACAGCGAAGCCTGATTGTCCCGTTCAAATTGATTTATTTTTTATTATGAGGTATTATGGAACATCTTTTGTGGACGGAACGGTATCGTCCTAAAACTATTGCTGAGTGTATTCTTCCTGATCGTCTGAAAGCTCCTTTTCAGGAGTACGTCAACAAGAATGAAATCCCAAACCTGTTGCTACATGGTGGCGCAGGTGTTGGTAAAACTACTGTTGCTAAGGCGATGTGTAATGAGGTTGATGCAGACTATCTGGTCATCAACGGCTCAGATGAAACTGGTGTTGATATGGTACGAAGCAAGATCAAAGACTTTGCTTCTACCATGTCATTCACTGGTGGGCGAAAAGTCATCATTGTTGATGAGGCTGATTATCTTTCGCCAAACGCACAGGCTGCATTCAGAAATGTGATTGAAGAGTTTGCATCCAACTGCTCATTCATCTTCACATGCAATTTCAAAAACAAGATCATTGACCCACTACACAGTCGCTGTGCCGTTGTTGACTTCACATTGAAAGCTCCAGAGAAAACTGGAATGGCTGGTCAATTCTTCAAGCGAGTCTCTAGTATTCTTGCTGAGGAAAATGTCAAGTTTGATCCTAAAGTAATTGCTGAGGTTGTGAAGAAACACTTTCCAGACTTTCGCCGTGTACTGAATGAATTGCAAAGATATTCATCCAACGTAGATAAGACTATTGACGTTGGTATTTTGTCGCAAGTTGGTGACGTAAGCATGAGTGAAGTCATCAAGTTTTTGAAAGACAAAGACTTTGGTGCATTGCGTAAGTGGGTTGCATCAACTGACATTGATCCTGCTACACTGTATCGTAAACTTTATGATGGAATGTATGATGTATTGCAGCCACAGAGTATTCCTCAAGCTGTGATCATTCTTGCAGACTACCAGTATAAACATGCATTCGTTGCCGATGCTGAAATCAACACTGTAGCATGTCTGACTGAGTTGATGGTTGGTGTAGAGTTCAAATGATCAGATTTTTCAAACCGACCATTGAGTGGATAAAAAATGACATTGACTCTCATCCTTTTCGTTTTGGCGTTGAGTTGCTTGCTTGGGCTATTTCAATTGGCTGTAGCATTACCATGGCTGTTACAGTCCCGAATCCGCCCCTACTTGCTCTTTACCCTATTTGGATTATCGGGTGTAGCCTCTATGCTTGGGCTGCTTTTACTCGCAAATCTTTTGGCATGTTGGCTAACTACCTCTTGCTTACTGCCATTGACACTATCGGTTTGATTAGGATGTTGACATGATTAACACCACAATCTTAGGTAAGTCATTAGGTTGGTTCAATAAGAATGAAATCTATGAAATGAAAAACCAAATCACCGCGGTTGTTTACTCAATCGCATTTTTGGATGAAAAGCCTGATGATCATGTTTATCCTTTTGAGATTGAGGACACAATATACTTTGGTATGTCTGGAGGTATGATGAATGATTACAAATTTGATAGGAAAAACAAACGTACTGGAAGAGGCGTTTTATATTCAACTTTTGCGGGAAGAATCAAAATTCATTGCAACAACCTGGAAAAAATGAAACCTGTTTGTGAAACAAGATATAGACTTTTTCATGAAAAATGTCTGCCGTCCCTGAATCCACATAAAAATCTTTACTTCAACTTGTTTGTTCCTGATGAAAATAAAATTGAGTCATTCCTGCACAGATCATTTATCAGTTCTATGGAATCAGAATTCATTCTACAGTATGGCCTCAAATATGGCCGACTTCCTATCATGAATCTGGATGAACAATATGATCGCAGTCCAATTGATATACAAAGTGTGTCTGGTAGCATGAGGGACTTTGTATCCAGAAACAGTTTAATCGAGTTTTTATCATGAGTCCATTTGAATTTTCAAATCAAATCTTGCAAGGTAAGAAACAACTGATTGTTGATGAATCTACTGAGGCTGAATACGTGCCTTTTATGGTCAACAGAGCACTGTCATATCATAAAGACTGTGTGTTGTACGCCAATGAAATGAATCGTAGACACCAACTGGATAAAAAGTTACAGAATGATTATTTACTAAATACTATCAGGGCTAAGAAAAGGCCTTTCAATAAGTGGATAAAGCCTGAAAAAAGTGATGATATAGCATGTATAAAATCTTTCTACGGTTTCTCTGATGCGAAAGCTAGGGATGCACTCAGACTGCTTACTGACAAACAAATCCAAGAACTAAAAGAAAAAGCCGATAAAGGTGGATTGGGGAAGTAGCCATGGTAGATTTATCAACATTTGTTGAGGTGAAGCTGAAAGAACAAGATGATTTTTTGAAGGTACGTGAAACATTGACTCGGATTGGTGTGTCTTCTCGCAAGGAGAAGATACTGTACCAGTCGTGTCATATCCTACACAAGCGCGGCCAATACTACATTACACATTTCAAAGAACTGTTTGCACTGGATGGAAAACCATCTAGCATCATAGACAATGATATTGAAAGACGTAATGCAATCGCTAAGTTACTGGAGCAATGGGGCTTAGTTACGATTGTCAATCCAGAAATTATGGTAGACAAGATCGCCGAGATTCACCAGATCAAGATCATTCCCTTTCGTGAGAAGGATGATTGGCAACTAATCAGCAAATACAATATAGGTAAGAAGAGTCCAGAGTGATTTTATATTATGAAAAAAGTGAAAGAGAAACTAACGAAGCTAAAGAACATCTATACAGGTGAAGTTGTCATAACAAGCAACCTGTATGAGAAACGTGTTGATAGCACAATGACATTTATACAGGTATACACAGAGCAAAATCCACAGAGAAAATACTTTGTGAACGGTGCTGCTTTTGTCAAAATTGTATAAATAACAGAACCCACCTTAGGGCCGTTTGACGTTAACGGTTAGAGAATGAGCAATCACTCTCAGGCGTCCGGATGAATAAGACTGTACCTCGTCAGTGTACGCTGGAGAAAGTAACCAGCACAACGATACGCTTTTAAGGTATCATTTTACAACTTGCTTTTATAGGAGAAAACTCATGACGCACCTAAATCTAGGACGTATAAACTTTGCACCATTGGTGCCACAAACTGTCGGCTTTGATCGTTTCTTTGATGCATTTGATCAACTTGCGCTAGACAAACTTCCAGCAAACACTTTTCCACCACATAACATCGTCAAGTTAGACGACAACAATTATTTGGTTGAACTTGCTGTTGCTGGATTCTCGGAAGACGAAATTGAAATTGAAACGCTAAAGGGCGAATTGACCATCAGTGGCAAGAAAGCTACTGTGGATGAGAATCGTTCTTATTTGCATCGTGGCATCGGAACTCGCGCATTCAAGAAAGTTGTTCGCCTAGCGGACACGGTTCAAGTGGATGGAGCGGCTCTGGAGAACGGTATCCTGACCGTCAAGCTAGTGAACGTCATTCCTGAGGAAAAGCTGCCAAAACGCATTCCAATCGCTTCTGGTGGTAACGATAAAGTACTCACTTCTACCAAAAATAAAACTCTTCTTCAAGAGTAATACTTGACAGGAAAGCCTTTCTGTGTTACACTAATAGCATAGAAAGGCATCTTATATTATGAAAATTGCACTTGCATCCGATCTACACCTAGAGTTCGGAACAATCTCCCTTCAAAACACAGAAAACGCTGATGTTTTGATTCTTTCTGGTGACATTTGTTTAGCTAATGAGTTGAACGATCAGGATGTCCACAATCTGTTGGGTGAAGCCGACAAGTCCAATCGCTATCACACATTCTTTCAAGAATGCTCGGAGCGATTTCCACTTGTTCTTTATGTTGCCGGCAACCATGAACACTATCATGGTGATTATGCATTATCTCTTCCCAGACTCAAAGAGAAACTTGGCTATCTGAAAAATCTCCACATCCTAGACCGTGAATATGTTACAGTAAATGATGTGACATTTATCGGTGGCACTTTGTGGACAGATATGAACAAAGGCGATTCACTAACATTATATCATGTTCGTGGTATGATGAATGATTTTCGCATTGTTCAAAACAGTAAGAGAACACTCACTCGCAAAGTTCCTTTGTATAAGCGTGACGATGCTGGTCAATACGCACTTGATGAAAAAGGAATGACGATTCAGGATGGATTCAAATTCAAAGAAGAAATTGCGAGATTCAGCCCAGAAGATGCATATGAAGATCATGTAGCCATGAAAGAATATATTCGCCATGTTATTGAGGGAATGTTTGATGAAAAATTTGTAGTCGTGGGTCATCACGCTCCAAGTAAGTTGTCAACAAAGCCACAATATCAAGATGATGTGATGATGAATGGGGCATACTCTTCCGACTTGTCTGAGTTTATTCTCGATCATCCACAGATCAAACTCTGGACACACGGTCATACACATGATCGTTTTGACTACATGATCGGCTCAACTCGTATTGTATGTAATCCACGCGGTTACATCAACTATGAGGACTGTGCTGATCGCTTTGAACTTCAATACATTGATATCTGATATCAAAAGTCCTAGCTAACTGACATACATATTTGTTATGAAGACAAAGCACATTGAAGCATACATGACGACTGCTGAAACATTTGCTAGTTGTTCAACCGCAGTCAGATTACAAGTCGGCGCTATCGTTGTCAAAGATGATAGGATTATATCTATCGGGTATAACGGCATGCCATCTGGCTGGGACAACACATGTGAGAACACTATTGGTTATGATAAAGGTGAACCTGTACTAAAAACAAAACCAGAGGTACTTCATGCAGAAACCAACGCAATCGCAAAACTGGCAAAAAGCACTGAGTCTGGCGACGGTGCTACTATGTTTATCACTCATGCCCCTTGTATTGATTGCGCCAAACTTGTTTTTCAAAGTGGTATCTATTCTGTGTATTATCGTAATCATTATCGTAATGCTGATGGCATTCAATTCTTGGAAAGAGCTGGAGTGAAAGTGGAAAAATTATGA